ATTCTGTTGGGACGGCATATTCGGCGGCAAGTTGCGAATCTGGCTGAGGTCGCGCAGTTTTGGCTGCTGTGCCTGCTGCTGGATTTGCGCAAATTCCTGCGGAGCCGGCTGGCGCATTAATTGCTGATCAGCGACCGACGACTCAGCAGAAGGCTGCGGAAGGCCACGAACATCGCCCTGTGACACGCGATTTGGATCGTATCCAATCTGCATAAGATCTGCATCAGAAAGCCCGTACTGCGGACCGCTTTGATACTGCGGCCCGCCAATTCTGCCCTGCGCCATCCGCTGCGGATCGTATCCCATCTGGAGTAGCTCTGCGATTGTTGCCATGTCGGACTCCTACCAGGTTGCCGTGTATCTTTTTTGGTCGCCAGTTTTGAGAATTCCGCCAGATGTTGCAGCATCAAGCGCTAGTTTCTTGCGTTGGTTGTACATCTCATCAGCCCCCATTAGAGCCTTCAGTGCTATTCCGGCGTTGTTTTCATCTTGTTGGATGCGCAATCCATATTCTTGGTTGCGCAATCCATATTCTTGATTTGCGACATTCATTAACCCCAGGTTATATTGATTGCGCTGTCCTGTCGCAGAGTTCAATCTTTCAAACTCCTTACCGTACTCGTCAGACGCCATACCTTGCCCGTAGCGAGCCAGTTCAGCAAGCGTATTCCCTGAATTCAGCATGCCTTTTGCCGCAGCCGACCGCTCAAGCGCTTGCTGTCCCTGATTGAACCGAAACTTGTAGGCGTTTGTGTTTTCGATTGCATCCGGGTTATTGACTAAAGCTGCAAGTCGCTGTTCATACGGATTCGAGTACTGCCCTGAACTTGCCCCTCCTTGCGCTTGTGCTGCGCGCTGCTGCGCTTGTTCTGCACGCTGCTGGTTAAGCATTGGCATGATCTGCGACAGGTAATCAGGCGAGCCTTGCGGTAATGCAGATGCCTGTTGCAGATATTGTCGTGACATATAGTCGCGCTGGATTTGGTCAGGCGACATAGATTCAATTTGCTGCGATCCGCCGACATTGGTAATTCTTTTGTATGAGCCGTCATAAGACAGCTTAAACCCGGCATTTCTTGCCCATTCCGAAGCTCCCGGCGTGCCACGCAACGGATCGCCCATGCGGGCAATTTCAGCTTCCTGCTGCCGTTGTAGTTCTGCGGCAGGCCCAGCACTCGATAGACTGTTCATGAATGCCATTTTATTCCCTTTGCTCCATCACTCAATCTCAAAAGCCGAGACCTGCACGGGCAACGATCCAATGTGGATCAGCTCAAATGCCCGTCTTCTGAATTTACCACATCTGCGCAGCCGCGCCTGTGCTGCAGACAGATCGACAGGGCGCCCTTTGCTATACGTCTGGTAATCGTCATCTGACCAGCGGATCATAGCGGAGCTGCCCTGCTTCATTCCAATAACGCGAAGCTGGCCGATAGTTTTCCAGTCCTCATTCCCATCGTCAAATTTCGGTGTGCGGATTTTCAGCTTGATCGGCGCGCCGTCATCGTCGGATGACGCATCGCTGATTTCGCAAAGCTCTCCGGTATCTTCGTGCAATACCAAGTCACGCCCGGCAGCATTGACGTAGCGAGAATACTTGAAGTAAGTCTCGTTATAACCGGCAGCCGTAATCGTGCCAGTAGCCGGAGAAACGGTTGCCGGTGCGACCGGGAATGAATAGCTGTTCGCATTGATATACGTGATCTGCTTGATGCCGTTGTATGCAGACTGGGCTGCCCCGGCAATCAGAACAGGGTCGCAATCTGCATATCCGTGCGATGCTTGCGTCACCGTAGCCACGCCAGCCGTCTGAGTGATCGTGCAGGATGCCGGAGTCTGCAGCGTCAGGCTAGTCCATTCGGCCCATGTGCCATTTGTGGCGTCATAAACGACCGTGATGCCGATCGTTCGCAGCCCGAGCACATAGAACGAATGGCCGGCGATGCGAACGCCGTAGGCATAGACATCAGATACGCCATCAGCGGCGAGGATTCGGTCAACGTCCGGCGTGCTGACTTTTTCCTGCTGGAGTTCGCGCATCCGATAGACGCCTGGCCCTTGCTGGCGTGCCTTCGACACCCAAAGGACCGTTTCATCAAGATACGCGACCGAATCGCCATTCGCGCATCCGGTCAAAGTGAATGCGCTAAGGACAGGCGAAAGAGGCGAGCCAGTGGCGTTGCCGACGTTGTAGAAAAACTCCGTCGACCATTCCTTAAAAGCCACAACGTAGTTTTGTGACTTCGCCAGCGCGACGCCCTGCCCCGGCTCGATTGCAGCTGTGATGAAATCCAGCGCGCCCCACGACAGCGGATCATTCAGTCCGCTGTTGTAGATTACGGCGTTCTCATCCATTACGAAGAAATACCCGTCGAGATAGACGATTCCCGGAACAGTTGTCCGTCCGCCAGTCGCAGTAATTGTGCCGGTCGCCGGAGATGCTGCCGGAGTTCCCGTCATCGTGTATGTAAAGTGCGTTGAGTCGGTTACGGTAATCGTGAACGTGCCGTTGTACAGCGCATCGGATGCGCCGGCGATCGTGACGCTTCCGCCTGTCTGCCAGTTGGTCGCAGACGGCATTGTGACCGTTGCGGTAGTCCCTACGCGAGTAATGCTAGTCGGGGTATGTTGACTCCATCCAGGATAATCAGCATCTGATACCTTCGTTAGCACATTGCCCTCCAGCGAGAAAGCGTCATAAGCCGACTTGAAAAACACGCCATAAAGCGATTGCGCGGCAACGAATTGCATCATGTCGAACGGCTGCCCAGCGACCGTGACGGATAGTGCGTAGGTCGTCATCGGTTACAGATCTCCTTGTCATTTCAATGCGAACGTGAAAATGCATGAGGTTATGCGCACGCGCATTGTTGCAGATGTAATTATTGGTTTAATACGCATAGACTACTATGGACCCAGTTGCCGGAGACGCAGCCGGAACTCCTGGCAAAGTGAAAATCCACTCATCCATAACAGTATCCCAAGGCTTCACAGTACTCAAATCTAATTTAGCAAAAAACACTCCGTTATACTCAGGTTGATCGGCGCCAGAGATTTCAATAAGATTGTACGGTCCGTCCAGATATAAACTTGTAATTTTCCCAGTGGTGCCTGATGACGTTATGGTAAATGATGGGAGCGATTGTCTTACAGCTACTATACCAACATAGTCGGAGTACGTGGTTAGGCCAGTATAACTAGCTCCAGATGGCCAAGATCCTGGATAACCAGAATATGTGACTTCTTTTGCATTGATGCTCATTTCAATTCGGCTGTTCCCACTGTAATAGGTATAGCTCGGAAATGAGTTGAACGTTACTGTTTTTATCACATAATCTGGATTAAAGCCATTGTATGTGTTTAGGACAGCCACTCCAGACAACCGTGCCCCTATTACAACCTCTACCCATACCTTCGCTGCCGCCTCCTTGGACGCAGCGATTGGACCGATTAGATAATCTGAACCTTCTGGGCTTATAGCAGCTACCAAGCCGTAGCTTACAGAGATACGTGCCTTCCCACGCCATCTGGTCGTTCCAGGAGGAGTCGCAGACCAGTATGGGTCTCCGGGACCGGGAGTCGTCGATGGATTATTCACCATCGCGTAATAACCTCCGACCAGATCGCCTATATAGATTGGGGGAGGAATCGGGACGTAATCAAAGATTTCCAGTTCGTCGCCATAGACAAGAATCAAAAATCCTTTCATGCCTAGCGCGCCTTGTGCGTTGGCATAGTTGTAGCTCGTCGTCGCAACACCAGGGCGCTTCACAACGTCGCCAGCCTCTATTACGCCATTAAACGCGCGTGCGTCGATTGTCACGTCTGACGTCCTGGCAATAAGCTGAGGAGCTGCCGGAATCCTCATGTGACGACCCATGCCTCTTTTGCAGACTTGATCATGACATCGCCGCCGATCGCGCTGCTGAGATCGTAGCCAGAGCGCGCAGCGGTGAATTCTAGTCCGGCGAATAGCGGAGACAATGCATCAGGAGATGCCACGCTGAACGGGCTTACAGCTGCCGTGT